AATTTTTTGAGCTTGAACATATCAATTTTGCGGCCATTGCCGGGCAAGTCGCCGGCCTGGCTATGACGCCAAAATTGACCGTCGGGAAGATCGGCGACTTGCTCGCAAAAGGTATCCCAGTCGGTTCCGGCTTCGCCAGTGTCGACCTTGTCCCAGAATAAGGCGAGCGGCCCGAGCGCGGCATAGCAACCGTTATTTTTAAACGGGCAATCGGTCGGGCATGAGTTGCGGCTGGTAGTGCTAACCGGCACCGGGCCGACTTTCTTGTTGCGTGATCGTAAGGTAAGGTGTGCGGTAGTCATAATCGAAACCCCTTTCGTTTCGGTTGTGATTAGCGCCCGTCGACGTTGCCGCGTCGTCGGGTGCGATTGTTAATGCCAAGTTTCAGATCGTGCGATGTGTTCGGCAATTTCGATTTCACCTGCGACGTCGACCGGATCGATGCCGATAGCGCGCAATCGCTTGTGAGCTTGTGCGCGGGTTATGACGCCGCACGTAAGCTCGCTTTCAATTTGGTTGAATGTGTCAGACATTTTTCGCCTTTCGGTTAATTGTCGATATTAGTTATATAACAATATGTGATACTATACGCAACCGCAATATTACAATGACGGTCACGCATGTTATTTTATTCCGGCCAACCGTTCGAAAATTGGTTATTTATTTATAAAATGAGGGCGATATGACGACGCAAAGACGCGGAGGCGGAAAGCCGCGCAAGTTTACGCAAACAATCAAAAACGAATTCATAAAGGAAATGGCGTCGGGCAAAACCGCGTTATCAATTTGTGAGAAGCATAACGTGTCGCGGCAAGGTTTATGGCAAGCGCGCCAAGATGATCCGACATTTGATGTCGAATTTGAGCAAGCCGCCTGTAACGGAATCATGGCGTTCCTTGATGACGCGCGGAGGGCAATGGAAACGGCCGAGGGCCGCGACGAAATATTGAAACACAAAGAGCTTCTGCGGCACGCTGAATGGTTAGCGGAAAAACGATTGGCAATCTTCCAGCCGGCCACGCGCGCTGAAGTTAAAATTGACGGTCCAATGGTCGTCGGCTGGAACACGATTGAAGGTACGGCGAACATTTTATCAGACGATCAAGTGGACGTTCGCGCGCGAACATTGACTAACGAAAACCGCGCCGCGTTGCCGCCCGCCGAATGATCCGCAATAAATCTTGCGATCGGTTGCCATAACATATTGAAAAGATTGCGTTTCCGTCAGGTTCCTGACCTGATTGCGGCCGATTGTTGCGGCGATCGTGACGACGGTAGGGGGTGGTCGACCAGGGGTACCCCCGGCGCGGCGCGCGCCACCACATCTGGTCCCATGCTGGAGCCGACTGCGACGAGTTTTTGAAAGTTAGCTTGGCGGTCCCCGCACTCCCGTCGAGCGGCGGGGCGGTGTTCCTCTCGCCGCCCCGCTACCAGAGGTAAGATGGCAAAAGCATCACCGCGAACCGTACAGAATATCACAATTCCGTACACTCCGCGTCCGTTACAAATGGAGTTCCACGAAGCCGCGAAGCGCTTCAACGTCGCGGTCTGCCACCGCCGGTTCGGCAAAACCGTCATGGCGATCAACCATCTGCTTCGCGACATCCTTCTCTGCCCCCATCCACGCGCACAGGGGGCATACATTGCGCCGACCTACACGGCAGCGAAACGAATTGCGTGGGCGTATTTACGCGAGTATGCGGGCGTCATACCGGGCGTGAAGTTCAACGAGGCCGAGCTTCGCTGCGACCTACCGGACGACCGCCGGATATATTTGTTAGGAGGTGATAGCGCGGATGCGCTGCGGGGCTTGTTCCTCGACAGCGTCGTCCTTGACGAATACGCGGATATGAACAGCCGCCTCTATCCAGAGGTCATACGCCCTGCCCTTGCGGACAGACTGGGCAAGTGCCTCTGGATTGGAACGCCTCGCGGCGACAATCAGTTCAAGGAGATATACGACCACGCCTTGGAACAGCAGGGCGAGGGCAGCGAGGATTGGTTCACGATGCGCTTCAAGGCATCGGAGACCGGCATCCTGCGTGAAGCTGAACTTGAGGCCGCTCGTCAGACGATGGACGAAAGCCAGTATCAGCAGGAGTTTGAATGTAGTTGGTCAGCCGCATTGGTCGGCAGCTACTACGGTGCGGCGTTAGACTTAGCGGAGACCGACAATCGGATAACGAGCGTTCCGTTCGATCCGAATCTCAAGGTATCGGTCAGCTTCGACTTAGGCGTTGCAGACAGCACAGCAATCTGGTTCAGCCAGGAGTATCAAAGAACGGGCGAAGTCAGGCTGATCGATTACTACGAAGCCAGCGGCGAGGGGCTGCATCACTATGTGCGGGAGTTAAACAACCGCCCTTATCATTATGAGCGGTTCTACTTCCCGCACGACATCATGGTCCGTGAGTTGGGCAGCGGCAGCAGCCGGTATGAAATGTTGCTGGGGTTGGGCGTTCGCCCGACTGTAGTTGCGAAGCTGAAGGTACAGGACGGCATCGAGGCGGTGCGCGGTTTGCTGCCGCGTTGCTGGTTTGACCGCAAGCGTTGCGCGCAGGGTCTAAAGTATTTGCGGGCGTATCACCGTGCATGGGATGCCCGCAAGAATGACTGGCGGGATCGTCCTAATCACGATCACAGCAGCCACGCTGCGGATAGTTTCAGATATCTGGCGGTTGGCCTGCGCGATGCGGATGAGGACGAGAGCATCAAGATGATGTCTCGCACGCAACGTATGGGCGACGGGCGTCCGGTAATTATGACGGATTATGCCGACAGCTTCGCTTGAGCCGGTCACATATGCTGACGCTGCTTACATCTCGCGAAGGCTTCGGGAATGGGACGCCAAAGAGATTATGCCGCTGGTACGCGGTGGCGCGGAGGACTTGGCGCTTCTGGCATCGGCAAGTCACTACGGCCGTGCAGCGCTGTATGACGATGAGCCGGTAGCGGTCTTCGGTGCAACGGAGACGGTGCCAGCAGTATGGCAAGTGTTCATGTTCGCGACGGACAAATGGCCGAAGGTGGCTTTGTCCGTAACGCGACATATCAGGAAAGTGATGATTCCGATCTTGTACGACGCTGGTGCGAACCGCGCCGAGTGTCGGTCACATGCAGATTACAAGTGGGCGCATCGTTGGTTGCAGACCTTGGGCGCTCGTCAGGAAGCAGAGTTCAAAGAGTATGGGCCGCAGCGTGAGACGTATCTTCTCTTCGCTTGGCGCAGATCGTTTTATGAGGATTGACCATGTGTATTTTACCCAGTCCACCAAGCCCCCCGCCCCCACCGCCATTGCCGCCGCCCCCACCGCCCCCTCCCACGCGGGATGATCCGGAAGTGAACGCGGCAGCGGAAGCAGCGCGCCGTCGGCGTCGGTTAGCGCGCGGCCGTGCGTCAACATTGCTGACCGGCGGTCAGGGTGTGACGGAAGAGGCGAACGTCGGACAGAAAACATTGCTGGGTCAGTAATGGTCAGCAAAGCAAAGATGGCGTGTAACAAGCCGAGGCGCACGCCGGGTGCCAGCAAGAAGTTTGTTGTGAAAGCCTGCCAGGGCGGCACCGAAAAACTCATTCGTTATGGCGATCCGAATATGAAGATTCGGAAGAGCAACCCGAAGGCACGCAAGAGCTTCCGGGCGCGGCACAAGTGCGACACTGCGGCGACGAAGAAGAACAAGTTGTCTGCACGTTACTGGTCTTGTCGGAATTGGTGATATGGCAAAACGCCCCGGTCTTTACGCAAACATTCACGCAAAGCGCAAACGCATTAAAGCAGGGTCTGGTGAGCGTATGAGGAAGCCTGGAAGCAAAGGCGCTCCTACTGCGAAGGCGTTTAAACAGTCAGCTAAGACAGCAAAGAAGCGGAGATAGAGATGCCAAAGGGTAAGGGTACTTACGGCAGCAAGGTTGGCCGTCCACCGAAAAAAATGAACAAAAAGCTTAAAAAGAAAAAGAAGTAGATGTGTACGCCCGAAGCATATCAACAGGTAACGAGCGGCATGATGCGCCCGCAGAGCGCGGGTAAGAAGCCGCCGCAATCATCCTTGGGCGCGCGACTGGATCAGGCGCAGCGTTCCGCCATGTCGACTTCGGGCGGCGGAACGTACCAAGGTCGCACCATCATGCAGGGTGTTCCTCGCAACACAGATGTCGCTGCGATCCGGCAGACGACGATGCTGGGGGTTTAATGAACTTTCAAGATACGGACGCGATCTTCAAACGCTATGAGCGGATGAAGAACAATCGCGGCACATGGGAATCGCATTGGGAAGAGATAGCGGAACGAGTGTTGCCCCGGTCAGCAGAGTTTACTGGCGACCGCACGGCTGGCGACAAAAGAACCCAGAAAGTATTCGATGCCACAAGCGCGCTTGCATTGGAGCGTTTTGCCGCTGCCGTCGAAAGTTTGCTGACGCCGCGCGGCGCAAAGTGGCACACGCTCAGAGCGAGCGACATGGACCTGAACCAGATTCCCGAGGTGGCTGGTTACTTTGATGCTGTAGAGAATATCCTGTTCCATTACCGCTACGCCCCGCGTAGTAACTTCTCATCGCAGATGCATGAGAGCTACATGTCGCTGGGGGCGTTCGGCACGGGCGGCGTCTACATAGATGAGATGGCGACGGAAGGTTTCCGCTATCGCTCTGTGCATCTTGCCGACATGTATATTGCGGAGAACGAACACGGCATCATCGATACTGTTTATCGGCGCATGAACTGCACCGCGCGTCAGGCGGTTATGATGTTCCCTGACGGCAACTTTTCAAAGGAGTTGACGGACAAGGCAGACGACAATCCTGATGAGCGTGTGGAGTTGATCCACGTTGTCGCGCCCCGCAGCGACCGTGATGCATCTAAGCGTACCCGCGAGAACATGGAGTTCGGCAGCGGGTACTATGAGGTAAGGACAAAGTCGCTGATCCAGGAGGGAGGGTTTACCAACTTCCCCTATGTGATTAGCCGCTACGTTACGACATCCCGTGAGGTATACGGCCGCTCGCCAGCCATGCTGGTCTTGCCAGACATCAAAATGTTGAACCAGATGTCGCGTGTGACGATCCGCGCGGGTGAGAAGGTTGTCGATCCGCCCCTGTTGATTGCGGACGACGGCGTCATCCTGCCGGTCAATACGCGTGCAGGCGGTGCGACGTTTGCACGATTGGACGGACGGCAGCAGCCGCCGATCCAGCCGTTGAACACGGGCGGTCGTCCTGACATTGGCGAGGAGATGATGGAACGGCGGCGTCGCACGATCAACGACGCGTTCCTCGTCACGCTGTTCCAGATACTGGTCGACAGTCCACAAATGACGGCGACCGAAGTGTTGCAGCGCGCCCAGGAAAAGGGTGCCTTGTTAGCGCCCACGGTTGGTCGCCAACAGTCAGAGATGCTTGGACCGCTGATCGAACGTGAGATTACGATCCTTGCTGACCAGGGACTGCTGCCGCCTGTACCGGAAGTGTTGCAGGAAGCGGAGTACAAGATCGAGTACGTCAGTCCGTTGTCCCGCGCGATGAAGAGTGAAGAGGGCGTGGGCATCTTGCGGACGCTGGAGATGGTGCAGCCGATTGCAGCGGTGGACCCCAGCGTCATGGACAACTTTGACTTCGATGAGATTACGCGTGTGTTGGCCGATGTGAACGGCGTGCCACAGCGTATCCTCAAGAGTGCGGATAACATCGATGCCCAGCGACAAGCGCGGGCGCAGCAAGAACAGGCGCAGCAGTTATTGGCTGCGGCTCCGCAGGCTGCTGATGCTGCACTCAAGGTGAGTCAGATCAGTCAGGCTGCACAGCGTTGACGACACAGCGACAGTTAGTTGAAGCCTACCGGCATGTGTTTATGGCAGTGCCGGAAGGTCAGGTCGTGTTGCGGGATATGATGAAAGCCTCTGGCCTGTTTACGGTCACAGGCGTCCGCAGCCCCGAAGAGGTTCAGCATCTGGAGGGAACGCGCGACATGGTGCGTCGCATCATCTCGTTCCTAAGTCTTGATGACGAACAGGTAATGAAAATTGGAATAGGAGTTATTGATGAGTGAGGAAGGGTCCGTTCTTGCAGCGGGTAACCCTGTAGAGACACAGGGCGAAGAGGAAGCAGCAGCGGTTGCTGCAACGTCAGAATTAACATCACCCGAGTGGGTCAGCGACGAGTACAGATCGTTCGTTGACAACAAGGGTTGGAAGAGTGCGGACGACGCATTGAAGTCTTATGTCAATCTGGAAAGGCAGATTGGTCAGGACCGCGTAGCGCTGCCCAGCGAGGGCGACGATGTCGCTAACTGGGAAGGCTGGTCGCGGTTAGGAACACCGGAGACCGCAGACGGCTACGAGTTGAACGTGCCGCAAGGGTACGAAGAATATTCGTCAGACCTGTCCGATTGGTTCCGTCAGGAAGCGCACGCAGCAAAGCTGCCAGCGCATATGGCACAGCGTCTCCACGATGCATATGTGCAGCGGATGATGGACGGTCAGTCCGACGCGATGCTGGATCAGCAGCGCCAGTTTGAGGACTGGGGCAATGAGATGAAGAAGGAGTATGGCACGGCATACGACGAGAAGGTTGGCATGGCTCGTCGTGCTGTTCGCGCTTTTGGCTCCGATCAATTGTCAGACCTGTTGAATGAAACAGGTCTAGGCAATCATCCGGAGATGATCCGCGCGTTTGCCAAGATCGGTGCAGAACTTAGCACCAGCAACCAGTTCAAGGACGCGGAGGAAGCTGGATCATTTGGAATGACGCCAGAAGATGCCCGCGCAGAGATTGCAAGAATTCGGAGCCACCCAGGCTTGATGGACAAGGGAGACCCTGAGAATCGCGTTCTGAATGAGCGCCTTACTCAGTTGTACGAACTTGCCAATCCCGAGTAGCGGATAAGGCGAAAGCCCCCGCAGAGACACGCCGGAGAGACGGCGACCAAAGACGTGCCGGGTTACCGATAACACGTTGCCAACCCCTGTTTAAACTTTAACGCTAGGAGAAGCACATGTCTGTGCAAATTACGACGGCGTTCGTTGAACAGTATCGGGGTAATGTCGAACATCTCGTTCAGCAGAAAGGTTCGCGTTTGCGTGACACGGTTCGTC